AAAAGACCGAAAGAAGCTGATTGAGCAACACCACCTGAAGTGTAGCCGTTCAATGTAGCTAACATATTGTCAATATCGAAACTTAAACCACGATTTACGAATACAACGTTCTCTTCGATAGCACCTTGCTTATCTAAACGAGAAACGATAGAATCCCAATCGCTTAAAGTTGTTGGAGTACCACCACCCCAAACGTTACCACGGCTGTTTACAACGTAGAAGATACCTTCAGAACCAATGTAACCTGCAGTAGCAGCACCTGAAGAAGATGCAGCCGGAACAGCTTCAATCATTGAAGTCTCTAAGTAATCTTCAAAACGTAAACGAGTCTCGTGCTCAGACTTTAAATACCAAAGGTATCCTGTAGCACCATTCTCAGTTGTAACTTCTACCCATCCGATTTGAGCCATATCAGAACCGTTAACCGCATACTTATCTTTGATGATAATAGGGTTATTAGAGTAGATGTCATCTTCTGATTCTAATGAACCAACCATTCCGTTAGTTCCTTTCTTGAACTCAGAACCGTAAATGAATACAGTACATTGAGTAGAAACTGCGAATGCTTGACCTGCAGTCTCATAGAAAGCTACTGTGAAAGTAGTTGCTGAAGGAACTGCTGTTACGATAGCCTTGTTGTAAACACCTGAAGTGTTGTTTTGAATCATCAAAGTTTGTCCAACACGGATAGCGATGTAAGTCACGCCTGAATCAGCTACAGTGAAAGTTGCTGTTGAAGCACCTGCTGCTGCTGCTGAAGTACAGTTTGTGTACTTAATGTGTAAACGTCCTTGCTCAGCCCATTTGATTTGGTCAGAGTTAGACGGCATCTCTGCTCCTACCATACGTAGGAAAGATGCGATTGTTCTATTACCATAACGCTCAAATTCTTTCTCGTATGTATCAGGAAGATACTGATTCAAGAAGTTGAAGTTGGTAATGTAGTTTGTCTGCAAAGCCACCTGCTCAGCACTTGGCTGTAATTGGTAGGTAGGGTTGCTTAAAAGTGCATTTGCCATTTTTAATTAGTTTTAAATTTTTTATACTCGTTTTATACTGCGAATTTTCAGGTTTCGTCCTGAATCAGGGTTTATCGCTTTCACCTGCATTCCATCTGTTGATTTGCCAACTTCAGGGGCTTTACGCTCCGACATATTGATGTTCTTGATTTTACGAGTAACATCATCGGTGGCATCAGCTAATCCTTGTTCATAAAAGAACTTGGCAAACTTATCAGGATGCATTGCTATCGACAAGGACCTATGATAGCCTGCTGCGTCTTTCATCAAACCTTGGTCATCCAAAAACTTATTGATAAAGTTTTGTGGAGTTGCTTGGTTCTTTTTCAACTCATTGGCGTCTCCCGGAGCAAACGTGAACTTTCTGTCATTAACACTAAACTCAAAACCTTTGAACTCATTGCTAAAAACATCATTCGTCTTTTGGTCAAACCATTGACGTTTACGAGTGTTCTCCTCTTCTATGGTCTTTGCCTGTTGGGTATATTGCTTATAGCTTTCGTATATTTCCTTTTCTCCATCGGGGATAAATGCCGTACTTGACTCAAGGGGCATTTTGTATTTCTCCTTCTGAGAATTAAAATATTTCTTGGCTTCAGCAAGAACTTTCTTTTTTGCGATTTTTGCTTTCTTTACGGTTGACTCATCATCCAATTCCTCGTCAAATTTGTAGTCATCCATCAAAGCCTCGATGTCATCACTATCGAGACCCTCCTGCGTAGCAGTTAGGTATTCTTTAAGAAGTGCGTCAGGATTCATTGTATCAAAGTCCTTCTTTAATTTAAGGAAGTCTTCGAAACCACGCCCTGTCTCTTTCTTGTATTTCATATAAGCAGCTACATCTTCAGGAAGAGCCTCATTGTTTTCACGTTCAGCTACTAAATCATCTAATGAGTTAATCTGCTTATTATATCTCTTACCAATATATGAAAGAACGTCTTCATCTTTTAAATCAATTGCTGCAGGTGCAGGGTCTTGATTATCATTATTCGGTTCCGGGTCATTTGCTTTTGGCTCAGGGTCCGGATTGTTATCTTGAGTTAACGATTGCTCGTGCTTATCAAGTAATTCTTTTTCTACTTCTTGAACACTCTTCGGTTCAATTATGTCTAATGCTCTAACTTTAAATTCCATTTGATTTGATTTTATTTATACAAACTTATACAAAAATTTTGACATTTTTAACGAGGCTCAAATTCCGCTAAGTCAAACCCATCCAAACTATCCTCGTTTGATTCAAAACTCATTGGAGGAAGATTGTTCTTTCTTTGATTAATTAACTTAGATTGCTCGGTGTTTTGCTGACTAATTCTTTTCGCTTTTGCATCTTCTTTCATCTGCTCTCTTGAAGTTAAATCGCTCATCTCCATACCACGTAACTGCATATTATACTCAAACTCTTCACGCATCAACTGAGACTTAAGCATTGCTTCGTTCTCAGAACGCTGCATATCAAAAGCTACCTCAGCTTGCTTAACCTGCATTTTAGACCTTGTCTCTAACTCAATCTTTTGTAGTGCGGTTTGAGAAGCCATCTGCTGAGCCTGCAATGCCTGCTGAGCAATCATTGCTTGTTTCTGCATAGCCATCTTCTCCTCACGCTCTTGGGTCTTAATACGCTTCATCTTCAATAATTGGTTCGCAAGTTTAATGTTGCGAATCTCACGAATGTCAATAGCGTCTTCAAGATTAATATCACCTTTAGATAATGCCATCTGAATGTTCTGCTCAAGCTGTGCTTTTTGCTCTTCATCAGGAGAAATCTCTATAAAAATACCAAAGTCATAGATATACAACTCCTTAATCTCATCTAAGATTGACACATTGTATTTACCAATTTGGTTTGCAAACTCATCTTTAAAGTCAGAATACTGAAGAATATCCCCTACTCTGTAAGTAAGAGCCTCAGCTAATGAACGATAAATGTACAATGAACCATCAAGGATATGTCTTGTTGCTGTATTAGAGTTTAATGCAGCTAACTTTTGTAGACCAACTAATGCATTCGGGTCAGGGGTAGAACCATCACGTGCCTCGTTAAGACCGGTCACTGACCTAATCATATCAATGTAGTGGTTCATATTTGTAATCAACATCTGCGTTTTAGCAGCACCTGAGTTAGATGTAAGCTGAGTGATAGGCACTCTTGCATTGTTGAAGTCACCATCTTGAGTGAAGCTACGTCCAATTACACTACCTGTTTGGAAGTATAATCTAAGTGCGTCCTCAGGATTGTATGCGTTACCTGTACCTAAGTCAATCTCATTCAGACCATCAGCATCAATGAAGACACCATCCGGTACTGTACGAGCAATAACTTGTTGTAGTTTTAAATGCGTGATTTGAATCAAGTCAGCAAATGGTATCATCCTTCTGCATAATGACTCAATAACACCTTTATACATACGAGGTGCACAAGCAACATAGTTTGGTAATGCGTGTTGAGATGCTGACTTAGGACGAACCATATTCTCAGACATCTTCCATTGGATTAAGATATTGGTACCCATTACCATAATACCTTCATACCATACGTCAATGGTTTTCTCAATCTTCTCAAAGTTACCTTCCTCCATCATTTCAGCAGGAGGATTGAATGTTTCGTCTTTCTCAATTACTCGAGAACCACCACCTTCAAGTTTCTTCTTTTTATAAATAACTTTCTTTGTCGTCTTGTAGTTGAAATACATCAACGTGCAAGTATCACGATAGAACAAGCTGTTCTCGTAAAACTGTGCTACGTTATAGTAATCGTACCAAGCCTGACTATATTGTGTAATTTCTTGTAAATCTTCTTTAGTTAAAGATTGGTCAATCTTCATTAGTTCTGTAATTGGAACAGTCTTAATCTCTCCCCAATAAAAACAATCTTTAAAGAACGGGTCTTCAGTATAACTGTAGACAATGTTAGCAGGGTCAACGTAAGAAATTTTAACACCTGTTCCTTGTAAAAACTCGTGCTTAGCTACACCAATACCAATAACGGTAACGTCATAATCTAATCTCTTTCTAATGTCCTCATAATGATTCTCATCAAATATTGTGTTAATTGCTTCTTCTTCTGCTATCTCAATTGCAGGCTTATAATTAAGCTGCATATATAGTGATAACTCTTCATCAGTTTCAGGAAGAGCGTCAGGGTCCATCATAAATGTATCAACACCTGTCTTATCTTTAATGGTGCTCAAAATATCTTTTGATACCATCTGAGCCTCAATCATATCTTGATACTTACTTCTTTTAGCTTGAGACATTGCATCTTGTGCATACGTCTTTACTTTAAATAGTCTGTCAGACATTCCGTTTACAACAATGTCGATAAACTTAGGAAGGATAGGAACCGGAGTCCAATCCAAGTTTAAATAAGACAAATCGCCATCAATGGCTAATTCATTCTTGTATTTACTAATTGGTTGTTCACCACGAGCGTATAGTCTTAGTCTGCGGAAATCCTTCCATTGACCATAGTATCTACACGAGTTACCATCTTTACGGAACCACTCATATTGGATGGCTTGCCCAACTTGCAAACCAAATGCATCAGACGCCTTCTCTGCATCAGTTACTAACTGACTTGGGAATGATGTGGTGTTTATGTTGATTGTTACATTTTTCATCTAATCAATTGACTTGTTGTTCCTTCGTTTTTATATTTAGCGAAGTTAATAATTAATTTCGATTCTTTTTTCTCCGGCACATACAGATGCTTTTGATTAGCCATAATGCACAATCCTGAACTAATAGAGGCATCAAATTTAGTTCTATCATTGATGTCAAATTTAGCCCAATCCTCAAGTGTCCTTGTGAATGGCATTGTCCCCATCTCTTCGGGGTCTCTATATTTAGCCTCTAAATCTAATCCTACAAACTTTTCAATGTAAGACTCAATTGCGGAGGCGTGTGCCTGCTTTACGTCTTCTGATGAGTTTGGAATACCACCAAGTTCACGCTCAGTCTTTGTTAACTTAGCCATTTGCTTATCCGGTCTATTGATAGAGAAACCTCGGTATCCTCTATTTTTTATATGGTATAAAAGTCTTGGCTTATTATTCTCCACTAAGATAGGCATTCCATAGAATATACAAGCCATAAGCACTTCTTCAAAGAATATTTCTGCCGTTTGTGGACGAGCAATGTACTCCAAGAAAAATTGATTAGTTGGTGCGTCATCCATATGAAACTTAGTCATACCGTGAAGTGCACCATTAGACCCACGTCCACCCACTACTGCAGAGATGTCATACGAATCACAGCCAAAAGAACCAAGATGCTCATTGCCCGGATATTTAATTCCATTACGGACGTGAATGTTATTCTGCATATGCTTAGGCGGTGCCCAAGAAATATTAAATCTACCTCTTGAATCAGGCGTCCAAATAACTTGGGTATCCTTTATCCCATCCTTCCACGAGAATGACCCACGAGTAAGGTAATGTTCCTTAATCATTGAGTCGTTATAGTCAATCTGCTGATAAATCTTTGTAAGGTTAAATAACGCTTGCTTACTCTCATCACGAAATGCGTGAGATTGCGTTCTTGGGAACTGACGATAAAACTCGTTCAGTGCATCGGCATCACTTTTTAATGACTCAACCTCCGCTTCCCAATAGTCAATGGCTCCATTCTTAATCCAATTGTTATCAACTCCCATAATAGGGTCAACCGGCTTACGGAATACAGGATGACCATACCTGTCAATGAATCCTTCCATATTCCACTCCATCGGAATGAATATAGCGTATAGCCCACTTTTAGTCTGCCCGTTAGCATTACGATTCTTCACATTGGAATCCTCGTAAATATCTTTATAGTTTTGCCCCCCTTTGCTAAGTGCATTTGAAGTAGAACCCATCATACACTTGCCGATAATTTTACTACCCAAGCGAAGACAGGTTTTTGTTACACGCCAATTCTCCTTGATGTTTACAGGCTTAGTCCACTTTGCAGACTCATCGTGAGCCAAGAAAAGTAGCTTCTCTCCATCATAACTATTATCCTCTGTATTCTTCCAATCTATTGACGTATCAAGTCCATCGACATCATTGTCGTCAGTCTCGTACATATTTTTCTTGGTAATCTTTGCTGCCGGTACTCTATATGCCAACTCAGTCTTTGGCTTGTCCATACCATCCATTACAGGCTTAAAAAAGAATGGGAGTCGGCTATTGATAGGAACCACCTTGTCGGTGAACATCTTTTTAGCATCGGCACCCGTCTTAGATAAGATACCTATACGTGCGTCACGTGCGAGTGTACCTACGTTAACGCACTCAGACGATGACATAAACGAGAATCCCGAACGTCTAATCTTTAGGTATATCATACCAAATGACCTTGGGTCAGCACGACAGGCTTCCCAAAATATCCAATAGATTCTGTTGGCTTCTCTGAAATCAGGATAACCAATGTCAATACTTGACCACTGCAAATACATATAATGAGAGCCGGTGATATAGGTCTTGATTCCTTTATTCATAAACCAAAAGCCTTGCTCCCTATGGTCAAATTCCTGCTCGATATAATCTACCCAACGGTCTTTAAATTCTTTTGGCTTTTCGTTCCACTGAAATATGGATTGTATTTTGGCTAACTCACGTGGAAGTTCTTGACGCTCCCAATATTGTTCAGCGTTAGCGGAGTGTCTTTGAAGACACTTTTCAGGTGTTAATGGAAGAGCGATGCGTAATCCCTCTATCTCATATATCTGACCTATTTGCCCGGTCTTTGAAATAACAATAACATCGTATTGGTCGTTATACCCATATAGCCACGACTTCACTCTATTCTTGTTAGAGATGACAGCCGGTGGGATATAATCCTTTAACACCCTGCATAAGCTATTGTTTTGACCTTCGTTCTGCAAATCCTTGTGTTGTATCTGGTTTACTTACTCCACGT